TAGCATTAATGGTAATTCTTTACAGTTAAACTGTGAAACAACAAAAGATGTTTAAATCGCCTAAAATTTAGGCTTTTTTTGGCTTTTTTTATGTCTACCTCGATCTAGTGGCAAAATTTGCATTTTTGGGCATTTTTTGCCCTTTTTTCGTACCCACCTCGATCTAGTGGCAAACCACCTCGATCTATGAAATTACTTACGTTTTATTAAACTTTGCACTGTTTTTGTCTCAAAAATGCGTATTCCTAACCAAATAATAGTAAACAAGCTTGCAGTTGGCGGCAGCCAAGTTGCATATGACAAAACTGCTGTACCAGCAGCGGCAACATCAACAATATCTTTTTTCTCATCAAACATAAGTTTCACCAAAATCCAGGATACCAGTGTCAAACAAAAGTGCTTCACTCCTCCGTCTACGAGTCAAACCAGCTAACGGCTTACCACCGGATTTATCCCAGCGTAGAATTTGCTCTGAAACTTTGTCGTAAGTACCTGAATTCAATACTTTTAAAAGAGTGCTAGAATTTAAATTTGTAGCCCCCAAGTTAAACGTCCAGCAAACAAGCGCATCATATTGATTTTGCGTTAAATCAACATTAACAAGCCTCTGCACATCATCTTCAAATACTAAAATATCATCTAACAGCAGAAAATCTGCCATTTCTTGCGTAATAATTTGGTTTTCTTCAGCAGTTTTAGTGTGACCCCAGCCAATTGTTATAACATTGCCAGCACATCTATAACTTTTAAGCTCACAACCTTCAAAATGCTGTATTAAAGACACACCTTTTTCTGATATTTTCATTTTACTGTTACCCAAACGCAAAAACCGCCAGCAATGGCGGTTGTAAGAGGCTGTAAACATCGCAGTCTAAAAGCCTACATTAGAGATTTCAGCACATTTTTGATTGAAAGTCAACACATAGAGTGTTTGATCTAACGCTTTTTCCAAAACTTATTAATTATAATAATTCGTAATAAATCTAAACCAATAACAATTAACAAGCAATCTAAGAAAGTTACAATCAATGCGCTCATACACTTTGATCCTTTAAGCCATAAAAAATAGCTGCACTTATGTAAGCATCCCTTTCCATGTACTTGCTTAACAGCAAATCAAATCGTTTTTTCCATACTTTTCTTGCTTGAAATAAAGTTACCCCTAACATTTTTGCTAAATTACGCTCACTAATCGTCCTAGATCCTAGACCTTTACAGCTTTCACAAATCTCAATCTTTGCGCCTAATTTAAGCTCACCAACTCCTTTACATTTTTTGCATTTATGCGGGTTAATTGCGATCTCTAAGGCACTTAAAGCTAAAATGGCTACCATCCTATCGCTTTCATTATCAAGTAGCTTAAATTGCATTTTAATAGCCTCTGTGACTGCTAAGTTATTAAGTTCTAACCTGCTTCCTCGATCTAACGCAAATTTTTCCAGAGAATATAAATACGTCATGCGATCAAGCCTTGCTAAACAGGCAGATACGTCCGTTGCAGTAATTGAATTACCACTTGTACTGCGTACAGAGTCAAACCCTGGAGCGCCAGCAGATAGCATTGCCATTAACTCACTGCTCAACTTTAATCCTAGACTTTTTTTCTAACATCTCATGCAAAAACTTTTGCAATCGCCTGATATCTTTTACTGTGTAGCTAGTTTTTAGAACGACACTTCCTGTAGCAGTTGACATACCAACTTTATAATCTTCATTTAACAGCGGTAATTCTTTTACATCTAACATTGTCCAATCCTATTTTCGTGATATTTAATTAAACTTTTTGTATCCGCTAAAATTTCTTCATAATCTGCTTTGTATAATTTTTTAATATTTCGTTTGTCTCTAAGCATTTGCTCGACAAAATCTTCTCCGTAATAATTTTGCATCCAGATGGTGTACCAAGCCTCTGCCGAACCATGCTTCATACCAAACGCATTGCATTTTTTGCATTGAGGATGAATATTGACTCGCTCCAAAGCCCAGTAGGATGAACTACCTTTTGGTATAAAATGACCGCCATCCATGTCTTTCCAGTGATGCCAGCGGCTTAAATCTGTTGGATCACAACTTACACATTCCGCATATCCATTGCTGTTTGCGGCTTCAATTCTTGCCAATTTTTGCAGCTCACGAAGGCATTTTGCTCTTAGCGTCGGTTTAGCCATTAAAATACAACAACCATGTCTTGCTGTTGACTTGAAAGCCCTGCCCAATAGGGACTTTTTATGTAACCCTGTATGACATCGTTAAATAACTGCTTAAACTTTGTTTCGTTGCCAAGCTCTGCAAATGAAATGCTTTTAGCCCAAAAATGCGTGTTGTTTTTTTTATCAACTACCGTGTCAAAATGCCCTCCCCTAATTAATAAAACTTTGCGCCAAACATCTCGTAAAATGTAATCTTCTTGCCACTCAAATGTTTTATTTACAAAAGCAAAAAAACGTTTATGGTTTTGCACACTGCGATCAGTTTTAATATCAATTAAAATTTCACTGTTCGGCAGCTGTGCAAAGATTTGCTGTGCGTCTTGATCTGCTGGAAACAATGATTGATTAGTTTTTCTAACAATGGCTTTCACACTATTCGCCTTTTCAGCCATTTTGCTGATAAACGATCAGTTTTATGTTTAAACAACGGGTAAGCTGTTTTAGATTTTGGTTTAAGATCTAACAGTTTTTCATCAAAAGTATCTCTTGTTCTAACTCTGCTTCTCACTGTTGGCAACGGCAACCCTGTTGCATCAGATATATCCCAAACCGTATAAAAATTATTTTTTTTAAATACACCTGTTTTACCGATGTACAAAATTAACTTTCTTGTTGTTGGATCAGCCATTACACCAACTCCTGTCCTCTAATTTATCTACAATTGATCTGCCCCTTATTGTTGTTTTACTTGCAGGTTTTTTTGGCAATCTGTTTTCAAGCCAGCTAGGTTGACAAGATTTCCAACCCGAATCTATGACCTGCGTAATAACCCATTCTGGCTTTACACCTAACTGCAAAACGCAATTTTTAACAGCTGAAACAAAGCGATCAAAAGAATTTTGTGTTAGCTGTGATTTCATGTTGATTCGATGATCTATAAATTCTTTGTAAAAATCGTTTAAGTAATCATCAGGATTGAGAATTATTTTTTTATATATATATTTTTTAATTGGATTGTTAAATGGTTTGTTTAATGCACATGGCAAATTTTGCCCCTTACTGGTGGCAAATTCTGCCCCTAACGGTTTGTCCTCTAAAGTACTTTGTTGTCCGTTAGTGGTAGATTCTGCCACTATTGATTCATTTTCTAGTTTTACAAGCTTTTCTATGCGCTTTTCTGCGGCTGTCAGAGATGAATTAAAACGATCAGGAAACGTTAGTTTGTAAGTTATGTAACCTGACATTCCTGTTTTCCATTTTGTAAGCCAACCCTTATCTTTCAGGGCGCTTGTACACTTACTGACTCGACCTAAATCTTTAATATTTGCGCGCTGACCAAGAATTTCTCGTCCAGGGTAGACAACATCACCAACACGACCCCTAAAGCTAAACAAAGCTAACAAAACTCTTCTCTCCTGATCTGAAAGACTTTCATCAGTTAAAGCCTCTAGCGGAGCAATAAGTATTTTGCTCAAAATTCTTCACCCACAAAAAAGGAATGAAAGCAAAGCTCACCTTCACTTAACTTGATCAGTGTTGGAATATCTTTGGTTTTTGGTCGTCGTTCTCCTCGCCTATAGGCTGCTGCCGAGCGTCGTTTGATGTTCAATTTCTGCGAAGATGTAGCATCTCCGTACTTTTTTAGGTAATTTTGGAAAGATAAATTATTCATTCGCGCATCGTACACCCTAAGTGTGTGATACGCAACTGCATAAAATAAATACTTAAATGAATAGATATTCATTTAGTTTGACGAGATTCCACAAAAAGTGTAAGGTACGCGAATGACAGACATAAGAAAAAAAACAGCAAAACGATTACAGACAGCCAGAATGAACGCAGGTTATTCTTTAACCGACTTAAGTAAGGCGCTGGATGGTAAACTCATAGCAAGTAGAATAAGTAATTATGAGCAAGGCATTAGAGCTATGTCTGTGGAGGTTGGTTTGTTGCTATCACAAACGCTTGGTATATCAGCAACCTATCTGCTTGGTTTAGATGACAAGCCAGATGATGCGTTTGATTCACTGTCTGACGATCAAAAACAATTGTTTAAATTGCTTAACAAAGTCCAGCGACAAAGCGACGATGATTTACTTCAAGTAACGAGGATGATAAAAGCTTATTTGAAAAAGTAAGCTGCTTAATTAATTCCTTTATTTCTTGTTCCGTCAATTCTTTTACAATTTCAATTAACAATAATTTAATTTCTGTTTCGTCCATTTCACTTCCCTGTCAATTCTATTTTCCTATTCGTTTTTAAATAACTTAACACACTCTTTGTGTCATGTAAAATTTTTTCCCTTTTAAATTGCACACGTTTTGTTTATGTATAATATTAATTATCAAACACATTTAATGTTGCATTATACACTTTGTGTGTGTTATCTTAATTCCTCTTTAAACACATTAATCTTTTTTAAGGGGAAAGACAATGTACCAACAACGAAGTTTTACAGAACAAATTACAAACGTTAGACCAGCAAGATTTAAAGATGATTACGAGTGGGGCGATGCAGATGCAATTGCTGGCGTAGAGCATGAACCTGGTAAATCAAAAGAATATGACATGGCTTATTCGTTTCGCATTCAAGAAATGGAAAACGCATCAGGACCGCAAGAATTATTAAGCGGCTATGGTGAATTGTCGTGAAAACATCTGAAAAAATTAATGAGATTGCTGGCGCTCTTGTACAGGCTCAAGCACAAATGGGAGCCGCTTTTAAAGATAACACTAACCCGCACTATAAATCTGGATTCGCATCATTAGAGAGTGTGATTTTAACTGTAAAAGAACCTTTACATAACAATGGTTTGTCTTTTGTACAGCCAACTATAAGAACAGATGGTTTTGTAGGTTGCGAAACTCGCATTATGCATACGTCAGGTCAATGGATGGAAGGCGAACTAACTTTGCCTCTAACAAAACAAGATCCTCAAGCTGCTGGGAGTGCCATTACATATGCAAGGCGTTACAGCTTAATGTCGATGCTTGGCTTGCCAACTACCGATGATGATGCTGAATCTGCAATTGAAGAAGATGAAGTTAAGCCATCTGTCTATATCGACGATATGCAACTTAAAATAGTGACTGATTTACTTGAAGAAACACACGCAGACATCGAGAGATTTTGTGCTAATTTCCAAATTACCTCAGTTAATAAAATGCCAAAAGAGAAGTTGGATCGGGCAATTGCTGCATTAAATAATAAAAAAGAAAAAGCATTGGAAGAAAAGAAAAATGCAACTACAGCTAAAGAAGTAGCAGCATGATTATTTCTCCTCACCCACAAGGCACTGACGAATGGCTTATCGAAAGATTAGGTAAGCCATCAGCCTCTATGTTTTCAAAGCTAATTACATCAACAGGCAAGCCATCTACGTCTGCTGATACATACATAAATCAACTTATTGCAGAACGTTATACAGGTCAATCTACGCCTGTTCATGTTTCAGAATGGATGGTTCATGGCAATGAGTATGAACCTGTAGCAAGAAATAACTATGAATTTATCACAGACGAAAAAGTTAGTGAGTACGGTTTTATCTTGGATGATTCAAGAGAGTTTGGTTGCAGTCCAGATGGCTTAGTTGGTAAAGATGGCGGCTTAGAAATTAAATGCCCTGCCCCAACTACACAAATAGCTTATCTTAGGAATAAAGAAATTGGCGTTAAAAAATATTATGCACAAATACAGGGCTGCATGATGGTAACTAACAAAAAATGGTGGGATTTCTTTTCTTTTCATCCGAAATTTCCACACGTTTTAGTTCGAGTAAATCGTGATGAAGAGTTTATAGAAAAATTATCTAAGCAAGTGTTGCTTGCTGTTCAAACCATTAAAACATCATTAACAAATTTGGAGAAAGTTGCATGAGTATTAACAATTTAGTTTTTACAGGTAATTGCGGTAAAGACATGGAAGTGCGGCACACAGCAAACGGAAAAATTGTTGGTTTAGTTGGTGTTGCTTTAACGCAAGGATGGGGAGAAAACAAAAAAACTGTTTGGGTTAATTGCGAAATTTGGGGTGATCGCGCAGAAAAGTTAGCGATGTATCTTAAAAAAGGTACGCCAGTAACGGTACAAGGTGAACTTAAAGTTGACACTTACGAATCAAACCAAGGTGAACAAAAAACCTCAATTGGTTGCAAGATTAACTCTGTAGCGTTTAGTCAACCTAAAGAAAACGTTGATACACCTCGATCTAGCAGTCAACCACCTCGATCTAGTAGTCAGTCACAACAAGAAAGCTTTGACGATGATATACCGTTTTAGAAACCCCTTGCGGCCTGATCCCACCGTCACATAACGGGATCAACTAATGAGGCAAAAGATATGGAAATATTTGAGCAGATCATTATAGGAACTTTTTACACTGCATTTATAGCAGCAACAGCAATAGATATTTTTGATATTTTGAGAGGAAATTATGAACCAACAAAATGCAATTTTGGAACAACTAAAAAGTGGCGCAAAAATTACAGCGATGACAGCGTTAAAAGATCACAAATGTTTTAGATTAAGCGCACGTATACATGATTTAACAAGTAAGGGACATGACATTGTTGCAAACTCTAAAAAAATACAAACTGAAGATGGAATTAAATGGGTAGCTGAATACCAATACGTAAGCCCATCGTTTGAAAATATGTAATTAAAAGGTAGACAAGGATGTTAATTGAGAAAGCAAAATATGTTAGCGATTACGGAGTCAAAGACTCCAAGGTTAGCAATTGGATGCAAAGACATTGGACAAAAGGATTACATTACTTTGTAATTGGCCGAACCACAATGATAGATACTGAGGAAGTCAACGAGTGGATAAGAAATTCCCAGCAGGGATTAGACCTCGCGGAAACGGGCTTGAAATTAAAATCTGGAGACAGGGAAAGCTTGTCTACCAAGAAATCGTTAAGGCCAACCCGAACAATGCGGCTGACGTTAAGCGCGCAAAAAAATATCGAGACGAACTACAGGTCAAGTATAGGCTAGGACTTGTTTTTGAAGAAGAAGAGTACCCTACTCATTTACAATCTTTTTACAGCATGGCGCAAGAGTACCTAGAAACTCATAACGGCAAACATTCTACAAAACTAGGCTACCTCAACATACTTAATAAATATTGGATACCGTTGTTTGGTAAGAAACCCTGCGCCTCAATTACAACTCGTGAAATTAAACTTGCTCTTAGTAAGATTGATGCGTCAAGCAAGACCCGCGATAACGCTCTTGGGCCGTTGCGTGGCGTTCTCAACTATGCTGAAGTGGCCGTAAATCCAGCAGCAATTATTAAAACTAAAAAAGCACAAACTAAACCAATAGAACGATATACACCAATAGAGCGTGACAAAATATTGTCGTGTTTAACTGGCGATATTTATGTTTATTTTGCACTAATTTTTGGCTGTGGTTTTCGTCCAGGAGAATTAAAAGCATTGCTAAGAAATGATTTTGACGGAGAACACTGGCACGTTCATCAGCAAATTGTAAGAGGCCAGTTAGTAGACTCAACAAAAACAGGCCATAGGCGCAAAGTTTATGTACCAATGTGGGTTCGTAAAGCAATACTTACAATGCCTACTAGAATTGATAGCCCTTATTTTTTTGTAAACGAAAATGGTAATTTTTACAAAGATACACGACGCTTTAACAGAGCTTGGCAAAAAGCGCACAAACGTAAACAAATGCATTATCGAACACCCTACGCTTGCAGACACACAAGGGCTGCGGAATTGTTATCAAAGGGCGTATTACCGCCATTAGCTGCAAAGCAACTAGGGCATTCTACTGCTGTGTTTTTAAATACATATTCAGAATGGATTGACGAGTATGCATCAAACAGAGATTTTGAACAGTTTGAACCGTTAGCTGGAACAGAGCATAAACTGCATTCATGATCGGTAAAATGATCGGTGGATATACGGTTAATGATTCTCAGTGAGTGTCAAGAAAAACAAGAAGTGAGGCTCTATGCACCTTTCGACCGTCACTGGGAATCAGTGGGAATCAAATCCACGGGTTCAATCCCCGTCGTCCACCCCATTAACTTCTTATATAAATCAATGGCTTATGATTAATTTATATAAAAATATGATTAAATGATCGGTAAATGATCGGTATTCGTTATTAAATAGATATAAAACCACCTCGATCTAGTGGTCAGATTTACTTTTTTATCTTTGGCTTTTTCTTTGGCTTTGCTGCTTTTTTGTATCCCATGTTAGTACCTCGATCTATTAAGTTATTTGTTACGCATTTTCATTATTTTGTCAGCACCTTTAACACCAAATGATGCAGTGACCGCTACATAAAGAAGGTAAGACAGCCAATCAGGTAGCATTTCTAGCGTTTCTAAGCCTGATTTAACGCGTTCTATGATTTCAGGCTGGTTTGTCATTGCCCCAAACATAATGGCCACTACAGGGCTTGTTAGAAGCAATACTAGGTACTCATCCTTCCAGCTATTGCCAGAAGCCTCTGCCATCTTAGATTCCCAATTAGCATCACTTTGAATAACACTCATTTTAGCTTGGTGTTTTGCTTGCTTTTCTTCTTGTTTGTTTGACATCCAAGTTCCAGCAAGATTGGCTATAGG